ATTTCCTTTTTTGTTTTATTTTACTTAAGAGGAAAAAACGCCTAAAACGTCTTAAACTTAAGACTTTCCGGGGATACCGATAAAGTGGTCACTCGGCCAATGTTTATCTGTTAAGATTTCACGGGTCGGGTCTTGTAGATGGCAAACTGTTTCAAAGTAACTCGGAAATCGAGTAGTATCGATCTGAGTATAACTTGGAACATAATTCTGCTTGTATCTCAAGCCACCAGGTAAACCAAGCGGGTCAGGCGTAAAGCCTGCACTTGCTAGGTATTGGTAGATATCCTCGCAAATTTGGTAAACACGGGTGTGATTTCCACAATTAGCGTATGCGACACCGATACATCGAGCCATCAATGATGGGAGGGATGATGTCCTTTCGGGGTGCCTTAGCATTGCTAAGAGTTGGAGTTCGTCTCTACGTGGCATGGAACCGTGGTTACGGTACCTTAGAACCTCAGCATTTTCCAGGGATGGAAGGATTTCGCTCTTCTTTTCGTTAAGCGTGGATCCAAAATACTGTTGTGCGTATAGTGAGAAGAATGGTAGGAATGAGTCTTGTAGGGTGATGTAGCTATGTGGTAGCAAAACTATGGAGTCGTCACCTTGTACTTTAACGTGCAGTCGTTCTAGGTTGAATCCCATTCGGGAGAGAATGGTGAATATCATGACACAGTTGTACATTGAATCAAGGATCTGAGTCTGGAAATATCCGGAGTAGATACCTGAATGTATAAATTGTAGTTCACGGCCGTCTGGTAGAAGGAGGGGAATGGTGAGGACTGAATCCGTCATCCAATTCCACAGATTCTCTAAACGTGTGGGGTTTGTGTCGGGAGTTTCTGGGTAGAAAACTGTTGGCTGGTAGCCATTGTTGAAGTCGAACATGGGACGCATAATCAGTGTGTGTATATCACGGATTACGGTGTGTCTTGCTTCTTTGTCGAAGCGGCTCCAATCGAGAGTCAGGACTGTTTCAAATTTGGGTCTTACTAATGAAGCCCAATTGTAAAGTCGGGACCAACCTCCTGTTAGGGTTTCATAACCCCATAACATGGGAGATTTCGAACCACGAGCAAGTAAACTAACCTGCAAGGGC